TTTTCTGATAAGCATCAATGATCTGTTCAGATAATCTGGTAACTGCATCAGCTGTTATTTGACTAGGTATATTCTTAGTATCAACTAAACCCTTAGTTATAGTCAATATTGCTGTTGATCTATCACGAGATTCTTTAGCTAGGTATTGATTTTGTTCATCTAGGAAGTTAGATAATTTCTTCATAGCTGCTCTAGTACTAGCTTGTGGATTAACTGTTTTTCTAGTTCTCTTATGGCTAGTAAGCCAAGTTTTACCACCTGGTACAGGAGCACCTGCAGCTAAGAACGTCGTATTATTTCTTAGAGTTTTATCAATAGCAATACGATCTTGTAAGTCTGATGTAAAAAATTCATTTACATCTATCTCACCATTAAAGACTGCCTCTTCAAGATCATCAAATGAAAATAAATAAGCACCTGCCTT